GTTGTGATAGTTGTGCAGCTTCATCTTTAATATCAGCAACATTCATCCCACTTGAAGATCCAGCGGATCCTTGTAGCATTTTTAGATATTCATCTTGAATGCTTTGTGAAGTAGGAGCGCCGCCTGTAGCAAAAACGTCTATATCTTTAGTTGTGTGATATCCAGGCATTATTGTCTTTGTCCGTATGGATTCATGTAGTTACCAATCGCACCGAAAGCACCAAGCCCTGTGGCTAAACCAGCCTGTAAAGCACTAGGTTTCGGAGCATAAGTCGTTTGTGTTTGTTGTGTGCCTTGTGGCACTGACTGAATAAATGGTAGCAACGATTGATACTGAGCCATTGGCGCTTGTTGTGCTGTCAATGCATTCTGTCTTTGTGCGTCAAGCTGTTGTTGAGACAGTTGTTGTTGTTGCGCACCAAAACCAGATAAAGCGTTTATACCAGCTAATCCAGCTTGCTGCGCTTGTCCGCCAAGTCCTTGCATAAATCCGCCAAGCCCTTGTCTTGATTGTAACTGCTGTTGTCCCATTTGACCCTGGATACTTCCAAGGTTGCTCTGTGCTCCAGCTAGTTGGCCGGCAGATCCTAAAGCTGCTTGTCCAGCACCTGATAGTGCTTGTTGTCCGGTTTGACCTAAACCTACTAATGTAGAGCCTAAACCAGTTCCAGCTTGGTATCTTTGTTGCCCTGACTGCCCTAAATTACTAGCTAACCCCTGTTGGGCTGCTAATTGTTGTTGTCCTGATTGACCAAGACTACCGGCTAAACCTTGTTGTGCAGCTAATTGCTGTCCACCGGTTCTTCCGTATAAATCAACAACACCTTGCTCGGCGCCTAACCTTTGTTGCGCTCCGCTAGTTAATCTGTCAGCTGCACCAGTTTCTGCACCAAATCTTTGGCCAGATAGTGAGCCTAATCCAGAAGCCAAACTTTGTTGCGCTCCTAATCGTTGTCCAGACAAACCAGCCAAATTACTTCCGGCTGCTCCCTCGGCTGCTCTTTGCCTGGCAAATTCAGAAGTGCCCATTCTCTGAGCTTCTGTAAAGCCTCTAGAACGAATTCCAGACAACTCTTTAGCCAAGCCTCGGCCTAAAGACTCTCGTCTTTCGCCAGCTGTTAGACGTGCTCTAGAGCCAAATGCTGACTCTCCACCTCTACCAACATCTGCCGCAAATTGAGCCATATCAGCCTTATCGGCTCCTCTCATTGCGTCTTCTATTGTTTGTGAAACCACACGGTCTTCGTATGGATCAAAAAATTGTTTTGTTAAGTCTTGATCGTAGGCGCCAGTAGTGCCACGAATTAAACGCTCTGATTCGCCCAGCCTGTTACCAAAATCATCAGCAGCACCACGCTGTAATGATTCGATTCCTCCAAGCTCACCACCAAATCGGTCTGCGGCAGTTAAACCTCTTTGCTCGGCAGCACCTAATCTACCGCCAAAACGGTCTGCTGCTCCTGAACCCATGGCTTCTACATCGCCCAACCTTTGACCGAACTGATCTACAGCTCCACGTTGTATTCCTTCAGTTTCACCAACTCTTTGACCAAACTGATCTACAGCTCCACGCTGTATGCCTTCAGTTTCTCCAAGCCTTCCATATAAATCTGTTGTTGAGCCACTAGCTAAATCTCTACCTTCACCAATAGAGCTTAATAACCCTTCCAAACCTCTATCACGCAACGCTTGCTCTTCGTTAACGCCTCTTTGTGTAGATCCTAATGCTTGTTCCCCCAACTCTGTTTGTCTTTGCAGACCTTGGTCAGAGAGGTTAACGCCTTGCTCATAAGCTGCTTCAGCATCGGTTAAGAATCGATCTTGTATTCCAGTTTGATTACGAGCAAGTTCCATTGCTCTTTGTTGGTCTGCATTAAATCCAGCTACCTCTTGGTCTACTACTCTAGGTGTGCCGTCTGCATTAAAGAAAGTGCTCTCTGCTGCTTGCATAGCACCAGGTATAAATCCACCCTCGCCATCTAAACCAAATAAAAGTTGTTGTGTAGTCGCATCAGCAGTTGTTGATGTTTGATTTATATTAGAAACATACGGGCTTTCACCAGCTGCATCGGTAGGTGGAGGTAATTGATCTTGGCCTGGTTGCGCAAAACCACCTTGTTGTTGTCTACCCTGTCTTAATTGATCTAGCGAAATTCCATAGTAATCAGCTTCTTGCTGGTCATAGAGCGCTAATTCTTCTGCTGTGGGTGCACCAGTACCTCCACTAGCATAAGCTTGTTGTTGCTCTTGAGGCAAAGCTAAAAACTGTTGCTGTTGAGTAGGGTTTAGCGTAGCTAAAAATTCTTCTATAGTCATTACGCGATACTCCCTGAAGCATTTGCATCTGCGTAACTCCCAAATAAGTCCATCATGTCATACATCATATTAGTGCCTCGCTCTCTGTCTGGTGTCCCATTCGGAGTCAAAGTCAATATACCACCTTGGTTTTTCATGTCAAAACCGCCAGCACCTCTTACTGATGCTCCAGTCATAACAAACTCACCGTCGCTAAGCATAGCCGGTATTTCATCACTAGTTTCAGTGCCAGGGCCATTAATGTCGCCATTCATTCTTTCAAAATCTTCCATAGCCACGTTACCGCCTTCGGCATAAGCCATTGGCATCATAGGTCTGCCACCCATGTTGTAACCCATTGGCATCATTGGCATACCGCCCATGTTGTAACCCATTGCTTCTACAGCTTCTGGTGCTACTTGTGCCAATTGCTCTAAACCTTTGTTTGGATACACATCTCCACCGCCAGCTGCTGACATTGGTTGACCACCTGATAATGTTGGGATAGTACCACTAGGCAATAAACCAAACTCAACAGGATTAGGCGTTTGTGTGCCCATCCTTCTGGCTATCTCAGCTTCTATGTTGTAACGACCTGTAGGTCCCATAGTAGTTAGAGGTGTTAAGGGTACGCCTTTATCGTTTTTGGCTTCGTCGTAAGCCATCTTGCCTAATAGATAAGCCGGTATACCAGCAGCAGCTAAGTTACCTAGGCTACCTAAACCACCGCCGCCTTGTTGATTTCCACCGCCTACTCCGTAGTTAGTAAGCCCCATGCTGTCTGTGAAACCTCCGAACATATCTCCAATCGCGCCATAATTACCGACACCATCAGAACCGCCACCGCTATATAGGTTGCTAAAGAACCCACCGGTTTGAGCTGCACCGGCACCAGGAATGTTTAATCCTTGTCCGGCAAAAATCATGTTTGGATCTGTAATCTGTGGATTTGCTGCTAATAACTGGTCAACGCTCATGCCGTTTGCTTGCGCTATCTGACTAAGGTTATCACCAGATTTTATTTGATATTGGCTACCAGCTCCTGGAACACCGCCGCTAGGCACAGCACCAGGTACATTTGGCATACCAGGCACTTGCGCACCGCCAAATAACATTGATTGAAAATTCTTAGTTATGCCCTGAATACCAGATCCGGAACGAGATAACATTTGTGAAGGATCTGTAATACCAGTTGGTAATCCAACCTCACCGGTTATTTTATTGAAGTAATTACCTTGAGCATCTTGTCCGTAATCTTCAGGGTTTTGTGATTTAAATAAACCTTTTGCAGTTCCGTATGGATCGCTAACTAGGCTACCAACGCCTTTAGACAATGCGCTTGGCATATCTTTGAAACTTTGCCCTAAACCAGAAAAGAATCCTCCAGTTGTTGAAGCTCCTTTAATTGCACCTATGCTATCACCTATGCTTGGTCCTGTTCTTAGTGGCCCAGCTACAGTTAATAACGCGAGAGGACTAGCTCGGCCTTTAGCTACGTCATAGACTGTACTTGCTTTATTGATTAAAGCTGCAATAGGCTGCCATGGCCCAGGTATAAACTGTGCTACTTTAGCTAGAGGTTTTACAACCTTTTTAACTACTTTCTTAACGCCTTTGGCAAGTTTCTTAAAAAAACCAAATTCTTCTAAACCGGTCATTGGGTTAAGTGAAGCTATTCCTACAGAGGAAACGGCCATTTCTGGATCTATGCCCAGCTCTTTAAATTTAGCGTTTACAACGCCTTCAAACTTTTCATCTTCAAAGGCTTCTGGTGGCAATATAACTTCACCAGGCCTTAAATGAGCCAATGATGTATCTTCACCACGGCCCTGTAATTGTATTTGTGCCGACATTTCAGCATAAGGTGCATTTGCAGCAACAGTCGCTGCTTCTATCAAACGCTCTATTGTTTTAATCTCATCTGGATCTTTAGATTGCGACTTTTGTACTTCTAAGCCTTGTAACGCTTCTTGCAATTCCATGGCGGGATCCATAGGTTGCATCATTTGTTCCTGGCCCATTTGCATCATTTGTTCTTGAGCCATCTGCATTTCTTCAGGTGTAATTGCAGCTCCAGATTCCATACGAAGTTGCTGCATTGCAGCCATCTGCATTTCAGCATCAGGTATTGCAGCTCCAGATTCCATACGAAGACTTTGCATTGGCATCCTTGGAACGCCACCTTCTTGATAACCCATGGCTTCATACTCGCCATGATTAGCGCCTGGCATAACCGTGCCATCTGGCATTGTGTGAGTAGCTTCTCCGCCACCCATAAATTCTTGTATGCCTTGTGCTTTTAGTAATGCGCTTGTTAGATTATTGTTTTCCATAATTATGTTATCTCTATAGTAACCGCTCCCACCCCAAATATTGCTTCAACTCCGACAGGATATGTTTGGTGTTCATATAAGTTTCTAAATGTACTACCATCAAAAGCTTGATGCACCTCTACTGTTGTGTTAAATATTATAGCACCTGTAGCAAATTGTAACCCAGAAATATCTGTTGCGTTGAATTGCCCTGGAGCATCAGGATCTATTGCCCCTAAATTAATTTCCAAAATTCTAACTAATCGGTTAAAAGTATTGGAATCAACCGACTCACCTTGAGCTTGCGGGAGTCTTGTAGGAAGTAATTTAGACACTAACCTCTACGGCCAGAAGCTTGTATATCTAGCCTCGTGTTGCCGATTCTCCACTTGTAGTCTTTTTTATTAACATCTAGCGTGTTGTCGTCGTCCGACTCAAAACGAATAACCATCTGTCTGGTTCTAGTGCGCAAGCCGCCAAATGTAGTAGTTGGCGTAATTTGTGTTGTTGAATCTGTGGTTAAACTCTCACCTGGATAATTTCTTCTCTTTATAACCGCATTGATTGCCGGAGAGTTTTGGACGCCTAAAGTTGTGTCAAACTTAACATCAGGAATAATTTTTTTAATAAAAGTAAAAGTATCACCGTCTGCTAGGTCAATGTCAGCAGATTCAATAAAAACATTATCCATACTGCTTTGGTCGTCGTTGTAACCTGTCTCATGTAAGTAAATTAAATTAGATCCAGAGACTCTTCCCGCTGCTCTGGGTTTATCTTCTATGCCCGCATCAAGCCATGAAAAACGAACCATCGATCCGATAGACCAGGTTTTTTCTTCGTAGTTGTAAATGGTGTACCTAGATATCTCATTGGTGCCGTCTTCTAGAGAAGGATAAAAAAACCATACTTCAGAGAATTCTGCATCTACAGCCGTATGACATTTAAATGCTTGGGCTAAGTTTAGATCATTAAAAACATAATCTTGTACTGAGCAAGGTAATTTCTGAACCGATCCATTGTAGTAGTAAAAAGAATTTTTGCTCATAAAATAAACGCCAGTAGGCGAATTAGCTGCTGCTTTGGGTCCTATTAATCCAGCCCCTTCGTTTATTAAATTTAATGCAAAAGTTAACGGCGGACCAATAAAGTTCATGCTGTACAAAGAAGTGTCGGTCCATATAAGAGTTTCTTGCCTAGACTTTATGCCTCCCACGATCAAAGAACCTGAAGATAAACGCACCGAACCAGCACTGTTAGTTGCTAAAGGCTCAAACTGTAATTCATTTTCTGTTTCTGAAAATGCAACCAACATGGGATCAATTACCCCAGTTCTGCTGCCACTGGATATAGGGTCTGCGCCCAACACAATTAAATGTCTGTCTGTTTCTGAAGTAATAACTTGCAACGCTACTGTTGGGACTAAGTTGGCACCCGAAATCCCGTTAAGCTCTAAAGCTCTAACGGACAGACCATTGTTTTCTACCCATCTATAAAGACCACCGCCACGCGGGTTTATGATTAGATTCTCTCCGAAATTATCGTGGGTCCATAACCTTAATTGTCCTGTTGCAGTAATCGCGCTGGTTGACCCATATGTACCAGCTCCCCATCCGTTTACACCAAAACCAGTAGAGGGCACATACACGTCAAGGCCCGAATTAATCTGGTATACGCCATCCACACCAGAACCACCGTTACTATTGTCAGAGGAATTTGCTGTAACGATGTTGCCAGATGTGTCTTTGGCTGTAATTGTGAAAGTGTTTGCGCCAGTGACTAAAAGGATTTGGTATTCTTGATTTAAGACTGCTGCGGTTACCAATCCACCTAAAGAAACGGCACCGGCAATAGTTAAAAAATCGCCTGTAACTGCGCCATGTGAAGAGTCAGTAGCTGTGATAGTAGAGGAGCCGTTTGTTGCTGAAAAAGTAATACCATTGGTTGTAGTAGCTCTAATGGGAGTTATGTCATTATAAGCCTGGCCCTCTTCAACATAATATTTTTGTGTTGTGCCTATTCCTAGGTATCGCGATCCGCCTAAAGATATCCATGAGTGTAAGGCTCTTGCAGAACCAAAAAAAGTGCTTGAAGTTAGCCTTTCCCAACCTCCAATTTTTTCTGGCCTACCTTTTCTGAAGCGTATAAAGTTACCATCAACCCACCCATTTTCATTAGAATAGTCGGTTTCTTCTTTGTTTATACCAGCCTTAAAATTAAATACAGTTAACGGCATAACCAGACACCCTTAACTTGTTTAAGCCAATCGAATAATAGCTGCGCTACTAGAGGCACTTGGAAATACCACTGTAAAATCGCCAGCCGTACTCGTTTTATCGCCACCAAAATCAATAGCAGCAATCGCTTTGTTACCATTAGTAGTGTTGTATAGAAGACAACCTCTAGCAGTAACTGTAGCCGTTCCGAATGTAAGATCTGAGAAATCACATACAGCTAC